TGATGCTGTGATGCGTTTAGTAAATCAGACTGATGCATTTATTGTAATCAAATCAACTGTCACACCTGATGTTATTGATCGTTTATCACGTATCGATGGACGTATTGTTTATGAGCCTGAGTTTTTAAATGAGAGTAATGCCAAAGAAGGTATGACTAATGCACGTTATAGAATCTTTGGTGTACAGCAGCAGGAAGCAGCATCCCACTTAGAAGGATTATACAACTACTTCTCTTTGGCTAACCCTGCACAGACTATCACCATGTCTCCTGTAGAAGCTTCATTCTTCAAATACACTGTGAACAACTATCTTGCTATGAAGGTTACATTCATGAACCAACTCAAGAAAGTTATGGATGATTTTGGCGGTAGTTATAATCAGTTGTCACGTGCGTTGATGGCAGATCAGCGTATTGGTCATAGTCATATGAAGATCCCTGGTCATGATGGACGTGATGGTTTTGGTGGAGCATGTTTTCCAAAAGACCTGTCTGCATTTATTAACTTTATTGATAATAAAACTGATCAGTCTTCTGAGATTTGGCAAGTAGTGCAAAATCTAAACAATGAGATACGCAGTGAATACGATTTAAACGATAGAGAAAGAGAACAAAATGTCAATTATGGACAAACTGAAGAAGAACAGCAAGATCAAGACAACGGAAGTTCTGACTAAATCTAAGTTCTTTAACGAAAAAGAGATGGTTCCTACAAACGTGCCCATGATGAATGTGGCACTATCTGGTTCTGTTGATGGTGGGCTATCTTCAGGTCTAACAGTTCTTGCAGGACCATCTAAGCATTTCAAAACATCCTTTGCTCTGATGATGGCTTCGTCATATCTAAAAGCAAAACCCAATGCTGTGATGATTTTTTATGACTCAGAGTTTGGTTCACCTCAGGCATACTTTGATCAGTTTGATGTGGATACAAGTCGTGTACTGCATGTACCTATTACCAATGTAGAAGAGTTAAAGTTTGATCTAGTTGCTCAGTTAGAAGGTCTTGATCGTGATGATGAGGTTATTATTATTATCGACTCTATTGGTAACTTGGCTTCTAAAAAAGAACTAGAAGATGCAAAGGATGAGAAGTCAGTTGCAGACATGTCACGTGCCAAAGCATTTAAGAGCTTGTTCCGCATGACTACACCATACTTGACTATGAAAAACATTCCAATGATTGCAATCAATCACACGTATAAAGAGATTGGATTGTTTCCAAAGGATGTTGTATCTGGTGGTACGGGTATCTACTATAGTGCAGATAACATTTGGATTATTGGTAGACAGCAAGATAAAAAAGGAACTGAAATACAAGGATATCATTTTGTTATCAACGTGGATAAAAGTAGATTTGTTAAAGAGAAGTCAAAGATTCCTATCACTGTGTCTTGGGATGGTGGTGTCAAACATTATTCTGGCCTTCTCGATTGTGCTCTTGCTGGTGGTTATGCTACTAAGCCTTCCAATGGCTGGTATGCTGTGGTTGATCAGAAAACTGGAGAGCTTGGACCTAAAGTACGGTACGATGCCACTCTTGATGAATCTTTCTGGAATCCAATCTTTGCTGAAACAGATTTTAAAGATTTCTTAAAGAAGCAATATCAGATTGGTCATAAATCACTAGTAGATATGGATGAGATTGTGGTTGAGGAAGTGACACAGTGAAACAAGATATTGACTACGAACTTATCCCCGGGAATAATGATCATTGGAACATTAGAATTAAGACAGGTTATTACATAGAAACAGTATTTAATTTTGGCGAACTTAAGGTCGGAGAAGATGGTGAGACACTAACATTTACGTCAGATGTTGTGTCTGACGTTCTTGGTGAGGATTGGAAACCTCATGAAGATATTGATTGGCATCATACCACAGGAGAAATATTGTATGACATACTAGAACAACAGGTAGCTAAGACTGAAGATGAACAAACGGATTAACACTAAAGACCCTTTTTCATACCGTGGTGATCTTCCACTTAAAGGTATTAATGGACAAGCCTTTAAGCATTTCGATGTTGATGCTGATATGTCAAGGATTGATGAAGAAGTCTGTAGAGCACTAGCCAAAGCTGATTTAGACTTTATACCAAATGTGTATGGAGATAAGCCACCAGATTTCCCTGATGAAAAGGGTAGGCCACCTCTTGAAGATCCGACTATACCTAATCAGGAAGGCATGAGTACTCAGGAAAGTAGAAAATATCGTATTTTTAAAAGAAAGATTGATATACCTTGGGCATGGGCTATTCCACTAAAGCCTAATAGGTTTAAGACTAGAGATCAAGATATTACTCCTTGGGCAAGTATTGCAGATCAGACACCTTACACTAAGCACGTGATTGAAAATAAAATGCCTTTTAGTGAAGTTGGTAGGGTTATGGTATATGGATCATGGGCAGGGTCTTCTGTTCCTTGTCATATAGATGAGCCTGATGGTCCATATAAACTTCATATCAACTTTAATCCGAAACATTATAGACCTGTTTATGTGTGGAATCCAATCACTAAAAAGAAAATATATAAACCTAAAGATCATATTTTCTATACATTTAATATATTAGATTATCATGGGGTTGACGCTGTTCCACATTTCAGCTATACTATAAGAGTCGATGGAAAGTCAAAATAATGGTTAGTGTATGATAAATTTAGAACAAGTAATATTACGTCACCTATTAACAGATGAGCCTTACATGCGTAAGGTTCTTCCTTTTGTGAAACCAGAATATTTTCAAGGAGTATATAATCAACTATTTAAACAGATTGTGAAATATGTAGCCAAGTACAATAAGCTTCCTACTCAAGAAAGCTTAAAGATTGATATTGATCAGAGCGAAAAGTTTAATCCTGATCAGTATACTGCTGCACTTGAAATACTTCCAATCATATTTGATAAAGAAACTGTCAAGGCCAATGATAAGTGGTTAGAAGATAACACTGAAAAGTGGTGTCAGGATAGAGCGATACATAATGCTATTATGGAGTCTATCTCCATCATTGATGGTAAGCATAAGGATCTTACTAAGAACGCACTCCCTGATCTATTGACTAAAGCCTTGGCAGTTTCTTTTGATGCGAACATTGGACACGACTATGTGGACAATGTTTCTGATCGTTATGATTTCTATCATGAGCAAGAAGAACGCATTCCATTTGACTTAGAGTATTTCAATAAGATTACTAAAGGTGGATTGCCTAACAAAACCCTGAATGTTGCACTAGCAGGTACAGGTGTGGGTAAATCTTTGTTCATGTGTCATGTTGCTGCTGATGCTATGACACAAGGTCGCAATGTGCTATATATTACAATGGAAATGGCAGAAGAACGTATTGCTGAACGCATTGATGCAAACCTATTAGACATACCTCTTGATCAACTAGAAACTCTATCAAAAGAAATGCTAGTAGACAAAGTGCATAATATTGCAGGTAAAAATAATGGTAAACTTATTGTAAAAGAATATCCAACAGGTTCAGCGCATACAGGTCACTTTAGAGCATTACTGAATGAGCTTAAGTTAAAAAAAGACTTTGTACCTGAGATGATCTTCATTGACTATCTCAACATATGTGCATCTAGTCGAATGAAAGGCATGGGGGGATCAATCAATTCGTATACTTATATTAAGGCTATTGCAGAAGAACTACGTGGACTCGCAGTCGAGTTCGAAGTACCGATTATCACTGCAACGCAAACGACTCGTAGTGGTTACTCTAACTCAGATGTTGGGCTTGAAGACACGAGCGAGTCTTTTGGACTACCCGCAACAGCCGACTTAATGTTTGCTTTGATTTCAAGTGAAGAGCTAGAGTCACTTGGTCAGATCATGGTGAAGCAACTCAAGAATAGGTACAATGATCCTAGTAGCAATAAAAGGTTTGTAGTTGGCGTTGACAGATCAAAGATGAAGTTGTTTGATGTTGATGATGCTGAAGGTGGACTAATAGATGATACAGCAACCTTTGATAAAACAGACACTGCTGAACGATTTAAAGATTTTAAGATGGAGTAAATAATGGCACTAAAAGGTTTAACATTTAAGAAGAAGACAAGTATTGGCAAACGTAACGTGAAGATGTCTTCTATGAATAAGAGTAAAAAGCGTAGTTACAAAAAGAATCGAGGTCAAGGTTAATGAAGGCAAGACTTATATCATATAGTCAACCAGTAAGACATGTTCACTCAGGTGATCTTGGTATTATGGGTTTGGATAACATTCAAGACTTAATTGCATATTGTGCTAGAGTTTCTAATCCTTCAAATCAGGCGAATACTAAAACCACACCAAAGTTGTTAGACTATTTGATCAAGTATAAACACTGGTCACCATTCGAAATGGCTTCTATTTGCATTGAAGTTGAAACTACACGTGATATTGCTAGACAGTTTTTGAGGCATCGTTCATTTTCATTTCAAGAGTTTTCCCAAAGATACGCTGATATTAGAGACCTAGATAATAGTGTTGTAATCAGAAAGGCAAGATTACAAGACCCTAAAAATAGACAGGCCAGTGTTATTACGGACAATACTAGCTTACATATTGCTTGGGAACAACATCAACGCAACGTATGGAATTCTGCCATGCAAGCATATGAGTGGGCAATCGAAAATGGAATCGCAAAAGAACAAGCAAGATCGGTACTACCAGAAGGTAATACGATCAGTAGGTTATATGTTAATGGTACTGTTCGCTCCTGGATACATTATGTCGAGTTACGTTCAGCTAATGGGACTCAAAAGGAACACGCAGACTTGGCGGTGGAAATCGCCAGAGGAATAAGTGATATATATCCAAAAGTAATGGAGTTTGTAGATGACGGAACTAGTACTTCGTAATCAAAGTATACTTGATCAGTTAGAGTATGTAAAATCAACTATCGTTAAGAACCAAGATGTTTTTAACGATAGTAATGCTTTATACTCTCCATCTGATGCAATAACTGACGGTGAGAAATATTTATCTTTAGATTATCTTAAAAAGCACATGAGTAACCCTGAGGGCGCAAATCATCCTATGGAGCATTATTCTAATCCAGTTGAACACGCCCATACAGAAAACCCTGATAACAAAGAGTTGGAAGATATTTTCAAGTTTTCAAGAGTCGAACTTATACAAGAACTTGGTGCAAACGATAATGCAGTTTTTCTATACTATCCTAAAGGTGGCTTTGTTGGTTGGCACACTAATGAAGCCAACTCAGGATATCAGTTTATATTTTCTTGGTCTGAAAAAGGTGATGGCTATTTTCAATACTATGATAAGAAAACTCAAAAGGTTGTAAGAATAGAAGACAAGGCAGGATGGCAAGCTAGATACTATCACTTTGGTAAAGATGAGCCTGATCATTGTTGGCATTCTGCATACACTAATGTACCACGTATTACTATTTGTGTTCTCTTTAGATGGTGGGATAAGCCACATTTAAAAGATCAAATCTTGGCTATGAAAGATCACCTCATAGAAGAAATAGAATCGGAGATTTAAATGGGCAAAAAACTTTCGACATATTATCATGACAATGAAGAAGAATATTGTGAAGTACATATTGACTTAAAAGAAGAACTATTGTATATTAAGTACTATAAGATCGATTCGGCTAAGTGGTATCATCAAGAAGATTTTCGTGGTAAGGCTATGCGATATGTTGAAGATGCTGCTGAGAATTGGGCTTTAGGTATAAAACGAATAGATCCACAGTATGAAGGAACTTTACTTTGACAGATATGGTAAACTCGCCATCACATTATGCTAGTACTGATATTGAAGCGATTGATGCTATTGAGGCTATGACAAAAACTATGTCAGGAGCCATTGCACCACACGCTGCAAATGTCCTAAAATATGTGTGGCGTTGTGAACGTAAGAACGGCCTTGAGGATATTGACAAGGCACTTTGGTATTTAAACAGAATGAGAGATAGGTGGGTAGAGACACATCCATGACTAATGTATTTAAAGATATTGACACATTCCAAGAAGCATGTGATCAACAACCATCACCCGAAAACTACAAGATGTATTTGACTCTGATTGATGAAGAGATGGATGAGTTATTAGAAGCTGTTGCTGCAGACGATAAGGTCGAACAGCTTGATGCTTTGATTGATATCCTTGTTGTTACTATTGGTGCTATTAGGGCAGGTGGTATGAACGGTGAGGGTGCATGGAAAGAAGTCATGGATACAAACTTTGCAAAGATTGATAAGGAAACTGGCAAGGTGCGTAAGCGTGAAGACGGTAAGGTTCTCAAACCTGAGGGTTGGAAGGAACCACAACTTGAAGAGTTCTTATATTGGACTTAGAAATAAAGGGGGTTGACAACCCTCTTTTTTTATGCTAGTTTGATTCTGTAACATGAAAGGTTTATATTATGATTCTACTTGACGCTAAAAGTTTTGAAGATCGTTGCGACACTTTGCTAGAGAGCCGTGGTATCTCAGGTCATACTGCTGCAGATCGTTTTTGTTCTGATTTTAAAGCATACATGTTTTACTTTCACTACAAGGGTATAGGTGATGCAAACCATACAATGTGTCTTCTAGAAAATGATGACAATCTTACAGATTCAAATATACTCAATACAAACTTTCGTTGTTCACTAAATGCTCTGATCAGTGGACCTTTGCGGTGTGATCCTTTGTTCATGGCTATATTCCCTATTCTTATGGACAACAACGGTAAAGGTATTGGTGCTGCAGAACTAGCATTACCTCTTATCTTTAGTGACTATCGTTTTGCAAATAAGAGTGATGGTGTTTTTGGTGAAGATAATAAAGTTGAAATCAAAAAGAATGGCGCTAGTCTGAAGCCTGTCAAGTCAGGTATCACTCACAAGGGTTTGGTTGATACACTAAATAAAAAGTATTTCAATGGTACTCAACCCGGTATGCGTGATAAGAAAAAGTTTGCTGCCCATATTGCTCAAGTAAAAGATAGTTCAGTCTATGCTGATTACTTTGCAGAACTTTATGTCGGTTGTGACACTACTGAGCTTGCGGCCCATGCACAAGTGTGCTATGATGATCCTGAAGCTTTCAACACTGCAGTTGGTGAGTTTGCATTGGCACAATATCAGTCGGTTGACGATTGGAACAATATCATATATATTGACCATAAGAAGTTAGAGATTGTGAACATTGCAGATACTTCAGATGTTTCAAAGTTAGGACTAAAGTTTACTCCTAAGTTTGTGCGGAAAGGTGATACACAAGCTATTGCAGACGGTTATGTTAACGTAAGGATTTAATATGAAGCCACTATACATGTGGGCAGGGGGAAAGAACAAGATGATCCCCAAGTACCTAGAAACACCTAATATTCCTAAGACAGGCTACGACACTTTTGTCGAGCCTTTCTTTGGTGGTGGGGCTATGACTATATGGATATATAAAAACTGTCCTGATGTTAAGAGATTTGTAATCAATGATGTCAAGCATGAGATCATGGGGATATACAAGGCAATCAAAGAAGACTGTGAGTTGTTCTTAAAACGAATGGACGAACTCAGTGCTTTATACTTACCTTTGGACAAGGCAGGACGTAAAGCTTTCTACTATAATCTTAGGACAGAATACACTACAGATTGGACAAAGTGGTCATACACTGTAGAATCTGCTACGCTATACTTTCTTATGAAAACTGCATTTAACGGTATCTGGCAGAGCACACAAGCCGCACAGGGAAGGTTTGCTACTCCCTGTGGGTTACTCAACCAAAAAGACACTGTATACGATAAAGAGAATGTTTTAGAGTGGAATAAGTTTCTTCAGTTGGCAGATCTGTATCATACTGATTGGCGTAGTGCATGTGCAAATATTAGAGGCAAAGCATTCTACTTTATGGACCCGCCCTATAGAGATAGCTTTACTTCCTATGGTGGAGTGTTCAATGATATAGAGCATACAAAACTGATAGATTTCTGTAAGCAAAAAGATAAGCAAGGTGATCTTGTATTCTATTGTAATAGGGATGACTCAGGTGATGGTTTCTTTGATGCCAACAAAGGTTCGTTATCAACTCAAAACTACGATATAAAATATACTGCAGGTAGACGTAAGACTAATGACGATGGTACTAAGAGCGCCAAGGCAGCAAAAGAGATTTTACTATATAGTTCTAGGTTAGCACCAATAACACTATGTTAGGAAATCGATATGTATACAGTAGAGATGGATCTAGATGAAATAGAGATTACTGTATTAGATGATACAGGAAGGTGCGAAGATGTTAAAGTCTTCTCATATGATGAAACTCTTTATATAAGACAGTTCAATGAAAAAAGAAATAAATGGGATTTGATCGTAATGACTCCTGAGATGTATGCAGAGCTTATGGAAGCGTGGCAATCTCCCGAAGGATCATTCGTAACTAATCTTTCTAGAAGTTTTTAGCTACCATCTACCTTGGGAGACACCTAACCAATATACAACACCGCACATTGTAGCTACAGCTAAAAGTGTCAATAAGATGCCGACAATCCAAGCAATAATATTCTCTTTCATCTCTTGAGCAGCATATACAGCTTCTTTCTGTTCTTTTCTCATTACGCCTTCCAGGTGTACTATTTCTTTCCAGGCAGATGGACCATATACGGCTGAAATATAACTGCGTAATTCTTCACGCATCTCATCGGCCTTCTTTTTGTGAATCCAAACTTCCATAGCATTGGCCTGAATACCGCCACCAAGCTTTTTATACCAAGGTGGTTTGTCAGCTTTTGCAGCAGCAAAATCTAAATCAGATATCGCTTTACCCCATTGTCCTAGTTGCCCAGCCATGTCTTGAATATCTTTGCCAGTGGATATCATTGTCTTGATAGAATTAAACGCACCTGTAGCTAAACCAATAGCCGTTATTGGATCTATCATACTCGTTCTCCTATTCCTTCAAACCTATTTATAAAAAAGAGGCTTGACATTAAGATAAAAATGTCGTATAGTGATTCTATGATGAGAACAGTACACTACGTAGGTTTCAGAGGTGATGAGTATGCGAGAGCGCATAGGATCTTTGGTGGACCTGTAATGATACACAGAGACTATGATGATAGAGTTTTCTCCGAAGTCGGAGATAGTGACGTAGTTATCTTTGGTCCAAAATACAAGTATTGCCCTTACGTATGGGATGCAAGTGCTGTAGATAAGAGGTACACACATTGAACCATTTAACTAAACAACAGCAGGAGACTGCAGTGATTGCCATGGAAGAGATGGCAGAGTTAACTCAAGTGCTATCCAAACTTATTAGGTTTGGGTACACCCCTGACAAAGATGATCGTCTCATTCAAGAGATGGGTGATGTTCGTCTGATGATAGAACTGTTGCATGATACATTTGGTGTGTTGACTAATGACACATATGATGCTATGATGCGTAAGCGAAACAAACTTATGAAATGGAGTAGTCTATATGAGTAATCAACGTGCAGGTAAATGGAAACCAGCAGCTATGTCTGATGGTAACAATGACATGAAGTTACGCAACTTCTTTCGTACAGCCGCAAAGGTTGTAGAAGAAGACACTGATGCACAGTTCTTCTTTGAGCAAATCGTTGAGCACATCAATGGTGGTGGTAATCTTCTTACGGATGACCCTGTAGCCATCCGTAGGATCTTGGGTGCTTAGTCTCCTTTAGGAGCCTTACCTTTTGAGTATGCCTGTGCGCCAAAGAACGCAGCTACCAAACCTGCAATAGCAACAAAGTAAGTCGGGGCAATATCTCCGACTATTTTTGCAGCACTTTCAATACCTAGCACAGATGTAATCATAATGAGTACAGGGTAAAGAAGCATGCCCCACAGAGCGAACCATGCCATAGATCTAATCTGATCTTCCTTGGCATCTTCGTTCTCTTGCATCTTCTTTTTGTGTTCCCACTCTGCTATTTCCTTGGCACGTGCCATTTCTTCATCAGTGATAACACCATCCCCATCTGCATCTAGATGAGCATAGATGCTATCAGCTTGCATCATTTTAGCTTCTTGTTTTTTAGACTCTTTAGTTGCCATTTCTACTCCAAACGCATTTTGGTCAGCCATTAGATTCCTCAATGACTAATACTTCTTGTGACGAACCGCCACCTGCCATTACAGCTTCGCTAAACTCTGCTGCTGCCCAAGTCATTACAAGTATTCCGACTAGCCCAATAGCCACCCATTTCATCTTCATATCATCTACGATCATCTTAATGCCGATCATCTCGTTTCCTAGAACTCTAAACTGCAGTTCCATTTTTCCCTCAGGGGTATCTTCATCTCTAACTACATTAGGTAATTTTTCTTCAGCCATTTCATTCTCCTACATATTTTTATTATTTATAAAAAAAGGCTCTTGACATTAGGATAAATATGAAGTATAGTAGATTCGTAATGAGCAAAAAAACAAACATAATAAGCGGATTAATGTCCATGGCAGTATTAACAGGTGTTGTTGCTGCAGCTATCATGAGCGTACCTATTGTAGATGTTAAAGAGCATGAATGTCTTGCCTTGAACGTCTATCATGAATCTAGAGGTGAACGTGTAGAAGGTCAGATAGCTGTTGCTCAAGTCACGATCAATCGTGTAAATCATAAAGAGTGGCCTTCTTCTATTTGCGAAGTAGTTTACCAACCGTATCAGTTTAGTTGGACCCATCTAATTAAAGACCCATCTCCAATAGAAGCTAAAGCGTGGAATAGCGCCAAAGTTATTGCTAGAGATGTTATGATAGGCAATGTCGAAGATCCTAGTTTAGGGGCAGTCTTCTATCATGCAAATTGGGTAAACCCTGATTGGGCAGATCAAATGGATCTATCTAAGGTTATTGGTAATCATTTATTTTATACATGGGATGGAGTTTGGGATGACTGATACGGTTCCTATTGAACTAGAATGTTGGATGCTGAAATGGGGTATACTGTCTACAGAAGATAGATATAGTATATACGGTAGCAACGCTGATGTTGTATGGCCTGAGGTCAAAGAAGATTTAACTAAAGTATCAAAAGGATGGAAACCAAGTTATGACGGAGAAGAACCCCCCTTCTGATATGTTTGTATCTCCTTGTCAAAGCAAATGTCAACTAGATGCTTTTACAGGTGAGTGTATAGGATGTGGCAGAACTTCGAAAGAGATTGCCACATGGACTAGAATGACGCACTATGAGCGTATGCAAGTAATGAAAAGGCTTGGCTATGGAAAACGAACTACAACGCAAAATAGAATGGCTAGAGAAGCGACACGAAGAAACGCACTTAACGGTAGAAAGGATTGAGCAAGATCGTAGGCTTGATCGAAGTACCAAGGCACAAACCCTCCTTCGACAAGCTAAAAAAGAAAAGCTTAGATTGAAGGATCATATTGCATGGATGAAAAAACTAGAAAAGAAGCTAATCGACTAAACTGGATAGTCAAGGGAATGCTTATTCCTGAATCTGAAAGTGACTTTGTTGTAGAACAAATACATCATTCTTATTTCAAAAGAAAATGGGGTAACCATGAGAATGGAGTTCACGAAGAAGGTTTCGAAGAAGCGTATGAAGCTAGAAGAGCGGAAAAAGGGTAAGTGGGTACTTTTAGACAGTAACGATAAAGTTATTGTCATAACAACTGATAAAAAAATCATAAAACGTATTGTATCTAAATAGGACTAAAAATGAAAAACGAGGGAAAGAAACTTTGGAAAAAGGTAAAGAAAATGGATCTAGGTAATCCCGCAATCACGGCTCTAGTAGGGCTTGTTATTTTTTATATCGGACTTAAAACATTCTCAGGTGGAATGAAGTCTATGGGTAATATGGAACATCTAACTTGGTTTCTTGGTAATCCTTTGTACATGTTCTTTGGTGGGATAGCGATGACATTATTGTGGCAGTCATCATCATTATCTACTACTGCTATCATTGCATTAGTCGCATCAGGTGCCTTACCACTTCCTGCTGCCATTGCCTGTGTTCTTGGAGCAAACCTTGGTACAACAGGAACCATTTGGTTAGCAGGATTATTCGTATCAGATGGTATGCCAAAAGGAGACACACTTAGGATTGCTATGGCACATACTGGTATGAACTTATTGATGGCATTAATGCTATTGCCTTTCGTAGGACGCATTGCTCAACTTCTAGCACGTGTGACATAATAACCACATAAAATAATAAGCTAAAAGGGGGGTTGACTATACTCCCCTTTTTTGATATAAGTATATCTGTAAACGTTGAAGCAACGTAGACACATACTGGACTTGGGGGCAGTACCCAACGCTTCCACCATAAGCACACTATTGAGGCAGCCCACATAGCGTAAGAACCTTGTTAACATAAAGTGTGTTTATGATGGGGGCGAACTAGGATCGACAGGTGTGAAAGTGAAGTGGAGTTTACCGTGGTGACTGACGATATTAGGTCAAACAAACTAAATGCAAACGATAACTTTGCACCATCTGGTTACGCACTAGCTGCATAACACAGGGGGTTGGCTACTTACCTAGCAACAGAAAAGTAGCAGATTAACAACTAAGGGAACGAAACATATGGAAATTCTAACAAAGGTAAAATCGTGGGCAAGCAATCTCGCTGATGTAGGTATCAGCATTGCAGCTTTGATGATCGTAGTAGAAGTACTAGGTCTTGGAGCTATCCCATTTTTCCCTGAAACAAGTGTAGTCGCTAATGTAAGCGGTATGCTTGGCACTCTAGGCGCTGAAGGTCTAATGGGCTTGATCGCTATCTGGGTTCTATATGCTATCTGGAACAGATCACAAACTTAAAATAAGGAAAGAAAAATAATGAAAATTGCAGCAATCACAGCAGCAGCACTATTAGCAGCAACATCAGTCTCAGCAAATGAGATTGGCGCAACAGGCATCACTTGGGGTGTAGAATCAGAAGCAGCATTCACAATCAATGATGCGGCTGGTAATTCAGTAGAGGATTTCGGTGTAAAGATTACTCCTGAAATCGGATACACAATGTTCGGTATCGGTCTTACTGCTGATATGGATCTGCCTGTGTATAACAACGAAGAGTTCAAGCTTGATGAAGCTTTCGACAACACGAAAATCAACTTGGGTGCAACATACGAGTTGTTTGGTGGACTTGAGTTGTTTGGCGAAACAACATGGGATGTAGACGCATCTGATACAGTAAGCTCAAAAGTAGGTGCTACCTTCGCCTTTTGATATGCTATATACTTAGGGTCACTACTTAATAAGTGCGTGAGGGGCCATGGTTAGCCCCTCTTTTCAATTTAGAGGTATATGATGCACATAGAAGTACTAGAAGAAATAGACCATCAAAAGATTATATCAGAGGCTAACACAGTCAAAGTGATGTTGGAAAAAGGATGGTCTAATATTGGTCAAGTAGGAATTCAAGGACACAAGCCAAACCTAGATCCTATGACTGAATACAAATCTTCTATTGGTAGAGTAAGCAAGTTGCAATACCCTGAAACTTACTTCAAATACTCTTTGTTTGAGATCCCAACTATAAACAGATTGATGGAAAAGTACGGGATGTTACGTACAAGGATTATGCAGAGTACTCCAAAGACTTGCCTGTCATTTCATCAAGATATGAGCAAGCGCATACACATACCTCTCATAACAAACGATGATTGTATGATGATAATAGAAGATAGGATTTATAACCTTGAAGTCGGGAAAGTATATTTAACAAACACAACTCTACGTCATACTGCAGTAAATGCATCTATGAATTCGAGAGTTCATATAGTAGGATGTGTTTATAGCTAGGAGATTATTATGCTAAAGAAAATAGCGTTAGCGTTAGGGCTAATGACAACAACAGCAAATGCGGATATGATACAGATACAGGTTCCTTGTGATCCTTCGCCAGTAGTGTATGACTTAATGAGAGTGTATAAGAATGGGTTGCTTCTTCAGGGGCAAGGTACTATTAAGTCTGAAAAGGGTGACGTATTCACTTCTGCTACACAGATTTTTATCAATCAAGATACAGGAACTATGGCAGTTATTATCAGTTTTCCAAATGAAGATAAGCCACCCATGTCTTGTTTGATAATCGCAGGGTCTAAGTTTGAACCTTATGGTGGACCGCAACCTTGGGATAAAAAGAAAGAAGATCTCTAATGTGGGTTTTGTTGTTTGTATATCTTTATGATACAGTTCCGTATGTAGAAGTACACAGTCAACATACTTCTATGATAAAATGTTTTCAAGCTAGAGAAGCTTTGGGCGCAGAGTTATCAGGTAAACCAGGTTACTTTCCTGATGGTCAACAAGCTTTGTGTGTTAGAAAAGTATAAATAGGAATAAATAGGGAGATTATATAATGCTTAGAATGGTTATTATGATAGTTGCGTTTGTTGCCGCATGTGCTCCTGCACACGCACAAGAAGCTACTGATGATGTTATCTACACAGATAATAATAATACGAGTACTGTGGATTCTAGATCCGACTCAACAACTAAAGTAATCTCTCCACCACCTTCTGCTATTTCTCCCTCTATCAATAGTGCCAACTCTGATCTTTGTACTGTTGGTGTATCGGGGGCAGTGCAAACTCAGATACTAGGTTTCTCTACAGGTCAAACCGTAAGGGATATGAACTGTGAAAAACTAAAAAATGCTAAGACTCTTTATGACATGGGCATGAAAGTTGCAGCAGTTTCTGTGATGTGTGGAGATCCTAGAGTATTTGATGCGATGATGAATGCAGGTACTCCTTGTCCATATGATGGTATGGTTGGAGAGGAAGCAAAAGCGGCATGGCTTGCCAATAAAGAAAATCAACCTACTGAGGTAGGAGAAAAGAAAGGTCTAGATCTAAGTGAAGACGAAAAGTCAACTCTTTGGGGCAGTGGCGTTGTTGCTGGTCTCTTCTTCTTACTGTTACTCTGATGTAACGTATGGAGTAACCAACAACGCAGCAATCAATGGACTATCTTGGTCTATGGGTACAGTCTTGCCAGACTCGTCTGCGCCCTATGCAAGTCTTGACATTAATGGATTAACTTACCAATACACTATGGAAAAAGATCCTACTTCTGATGCAAAGGTTCACGTGAGAAATGAAGATGCTATAAATGGTGGGTATGTTTTCGAAGAGACTGATGATTGGTCGGGAAGACATGGTGCAACCATTCGTAAGTATTTTAGGTTTCCATGGAGTAGTTCAATGTATTGGGGTGATGGTGAGTTTGCCTTAGAGGGTGAAGGTGAAGTCAAAGATCCCATCATGCTATATAACTATCGACTAGATATTGATGAACAAATGATGAAGTGTATGAACCCTCTTGCAGATCCAAGTTGTCCTGGTTTTGCAGAGGCTTTGGCAAAATACCTAGAAAACTTACAGGAGCCTAGTGCTGACGATCCTTTTTACAATGAGTGGGTACAGGCTAACCTCTCTTTAAATGAACAAGGTGAGGAAGACGATTTAGAGACTGAAGATAATACTAGGGATCAAGAGGAAGAAGAGGGGCAAACGCTTCAAGCACGATTAGGTGGTGACACTACAATAGAAAAACTTAATACAAGTAAACAAGATAGTATGTTGGCAGAGTTAACATCAGTTGCTAACCTACAGCCATATTATCAGGTGAATATTGACGGTAAAGAGTACGAAGATGTTTTAGTTCTACAAGATAATGTTATATCCGATAATAGAAGAGCGTTGAGTAATTTAGCATCAGATGCTAATCATAGAAAGATGGTTCGCTCACAGTATGATAGAGAACAATAAAGGAATAAAAATAATGTTCAAATCTATTTTAACAATGAGTAGTATAGCACTAATGACTACTGTAGCATTCGCAGAAAGCACTCCTATTATAGGCAACGTGTCATCAAAGTGTACAATCTGGACAGACACTGCAGGTGTTTATGGTAACCCAACTCCTGATAATCTGAGCACTGCTTCAGGTGATGGTGGTGTGCAGCCTGTCATTAGGTATGATGTATCCATTGCAGATTACTATACTGCAAAAATATCTTGGCCTAACACATTTTCATCAAGTCCAAGTCTAGCAGACTCTCTTACATGGGATGGTGAAATAGAAGTACATAACACTTCAGATGCAGGTATGTCAGGGTATGAAGCGGCAAAGGTAGAGTATGATAATCATACTGAATATGATCTTAGCGTAGCAGGTTCTACGTGGTTTAAAGTCACTTCAACAGTTGACTATGGACAAGGCAAATCATTGCCCGGTGGTGAATATACTGCAAATGTAACTGCTGAGTGCATTGCAGACTAAATATGAAGTATTTTATTATTGCTTTGTTATATGCCTCTGTGGTTAATGGTCATGAGTTTACTCCAACTTATCCTAAGTTCACATCATCTTATGTAGACAATGTTGTGACAACAAGAATGAAGTTGTTTAACAAAAGAAGGGAGATTTTATATTATGAGATTGGTGTATTTGATGTAGAGTGGAATGCGCTTTCATTTGCTTCTGAGACAAAAATAGTTAATGTTGAATATTTAGGTACAAAGAGTATAGATATATACATAAAGAACACTGATTTGGATAGAGTAGAATATATATGCTCTATATCTAAAATAATAAAAGGAACTGTAAAATCTTCAGGTGTAAAATCTAAGATATGTTCTAGAGTAAAGTGAGATGAAATGTGAGACTTTTACCGTTGATATTTTTGGTGACAGGATCAGCAGTTTTTGCTGAGTCTAGTTCATTGAACTTGGCACTTCCTAGTGTTCCACAAAACTATCAATCGGACAAGTTTCGTGCGGGTGAGTTAGATTGTTCAAATGCGATTGGATCTGCCACTAATCTAGAGTTTGGTGTTACAGGTCTCATCAGAGATGATGATCCATATAATAACAATAGAGATCCTTTATATAATAGTAACTCTTCAGATGTTGGTGTGTATGCTAGGATTACTATTCCGCTAGGAAAGAAAGCTAAAAGCCGTATTGATTGTAATCAGTTATATGAACTTGAACTTAAGAAGAAAAGATTAGAAGTTCTTAAACTAGAGAACGAAATTAGACAGTTAAAAAAGCTACAGTTTGAGGATTAAGATATGAACATTGAACTTACGCAACAGATACAGGCAGCTAGTTATGGACACCCAAAGGTATATCCTAACAGTGAAAACATTAAACCTCCTATGGAGAAAGAGCGTATTCGTATAGTGGAAGCTGCGACTCGTACTGAAATCAAGTTAAATCAAATCAAAGAAGTAGAAGAACGTGCCAAAGAAATTCAAGCACTAAGGGAACAGGCAAAGAATAGATATTCTGCAGTGATGCCTTACACCGAAGGTGAGTACGTAGACATAGAGGTTTGATATGGCAGAAGTAGAGTTTGGTGGATTAAAGTTTTCAGGTGGTAAGATGGTTGCACTTCTTACTGCACTATCGACATTGGGTGGTGCAGCATGGGGTGGTTTTGAAATCTATAAAGACTACATGGATATGAAAGAAATCATTCAAAATATTGACACTGATGCTATTGCTGCACGTAATGATGTTATTGAAACCAAACTAGATGAGGCTATCGATTATACCAGAGATATCAAATCAGGGTTGAAAGACGATATCTTCAAGCTTGAAGAGAACATAGAACGCATGGAAGATAAGGTAGATGAATCTGAGAACAGAATGAAAGACACTCAGGCATCTATTGAAACTACTCTTGCAGGTGTCAGAAAAGATCTAAACGATCAAAGTAAAGATGTAACCTCTAGCATCAGAGAAGTAGAGGCAACCGTTAGACTATCTGAAAAAGATGTTCGTAACGTAATGAAAGAAACTGTAAGTGAACTTGAAAATAAAATGGATAGGCTAGACACTAGGCTAAATGAAAGATTACAAGAAGCACTCGACAACCCTCTTTCGGACTAATCCCCAAAATAACACTTGACATCAAGTTAAATAAATGCTATAGTGATTCTGTAATAAGGAGACTCGCTATGTTTGACTATGATACTTTCTCAGATCTTCACAAAGATGTTCACGGCTTTCGGCCTTCAGAAATCTTCATGAAAAATGTAAAACGTTTTTCTAATCAAGAGCGTGATGACCTGTGGGAAGCCCTCTGTGCTCAACTTGAAGAAAACACTAAAGCTGAGAAAGCTCAAGAAGAAGTTGATATTGCTAAGTTTGAAGCACGTATTCAAGACGTGATTGAACTTGGTGCGGGTAATCGGTTCAATGCTCTTCTTTGGATTATAGGTACTGAAACCTTCTATCACATTCAGGATGTTGAGCATTTCGTTTGGGAGCAAGGAATTTTGTTTACCGACTATGGTAAGCAGTTAGTTAAAGATCTCGCAGAGATCGTAGAATATAAGGAATATGATTATGAATGATGTATATTGGAAAGTTGAAGCGTTTTTGTTTAAAAACGGTAGTTATGAGTTACAAGAGTTTGGATCTGGATTTAAATACAAACAAGCTTGTAGCTATTATCAGTCTCTATACAATAGTAATGAGTATGCAATGCTCAAGATGAGTCGGTTAGATGGAAAATAAAACTTGACATCAAGTTAAATAAATGCTAGACTGATTCTGTAACCAGCGAGAGGTACTAATGCTTATATATTCTTCAGATCAAAAAAACCTTATCGAAGCTCTTAAAAAAGACTGCTGGCATAGTGATTTGATCCAGAAATATTTAAACTATACAAAGTCTAAGCAGCGTGTGATCAAGACAGGTCGAACTGCTTGGAATGATAGCGGTAAGTCTAAAACCTACAAAGCGGAATGGAAGTTCCAAGCCAAGTTCAAATATGACATTGTAGATTTCGACAACGCTAAAGAAGCTCAGAAGTATATGAAGCGTATACTAAAGTCTAAGCTTTGGGCTGAACTCTGTGGGGGTGATGCAAAAATCCCAACTCTAGATGTTATCAGTTTTCGGGGCCGCACTGCAGGTCGGGCCTATGGCTACAAAATCGAACTGTGTGCAATGAACGGTATGGACGCCTACACACTGCTTCATGAGATGGCACACTGTGCAGGTCACATGCACCATGATGTATCGTTTCGCCAATGCATCTTACGGCTAACAAGTCGGTTCATTGGAGTAGAGGCTGCAAAGTTTCTCAAGAAGTGTTTCAAAGAACAGGGTCTGAAAATGTCAGTTCGCCAAGGACTGAAATCCCCTGAGGAATGGTTGGTAGGATACCAACGGTTAGCAGCAGCTAGAGAGAAAATAGCTGCTTGACATCAAGTTAAATATATGTTATGATTCGTATGAACCCAAAAGGAGAATCACTGTGAACGACATTTTACAAGATATAGAACTGATCAAAGATTGTTTGATTAACCTTGAAGAGGGTGCTTCAGATGAGCGCCGTAGTGCTATGTGGGCATTACAGGCTTTAGTGGAGCGTAAAGAGGCTCAAGTAGTAGAGTTTGAGTCTCAGATGAATGAAGATGGTTACGCATGTAATCAAACTATGGTTGCTTAAGGAGATATATTATGGCACACGAAGTAGAAATTATTGATGGTCAAGCACAAATGGCTTATGCAGGTGAGCGCCCATGGCATGGTCTAGGTGTAGAGGTTCGCAATGATATGACGCCTCAACAGATGATGCAAAAAGCAGGTCTTGATTGGACGGTCCATGAGGTTGAGTCCTATGTTGACTATGAGGGTGACAAGATCCCAACAGGTCAGAAGTCTTTGATCCGTTCATTGGATAAGAAAGTCTTAACTAATGTGGGTGAGGGTTGGAACCCTGTACAGAACTCAGAAGCATTCGACTTCTTCCATGAGTATGTCATGGCAGGAGATATGGAAATGAATACTGCAGGATCTTTGAAAGGTGGTAAAAATGTATTCGCACTGGCAAAAGTCAATGAGTCCTTCTCAATCAACGGTGGTGAAGACCAAGTGGACTCCTACCTACTGTTTAGCAATCCTCACGAATATGGTAAAGCTATTGATATTCGTTTTACTCCCATTCGTGTTGTATGCAATAATACGCTCACATTTTCTTTGAACTCTCGTTCATCTAACTTTGTAAAGCTGAACCATCGTACACGGTTTGATGCCGACATGGTAAAGCAACAGATGGGTCTAGCGTCTGAGAAGTTTGCACAGTACAAAGATATGGCAGAGTTCCTGACTACCAAAAAGTTCTCTGTTGATGCATTGATCAACTACTACAATGAGGTATTTCCATATACCCACAAGGTTGCAGAAGCGCCTACCAAAGTAGAAGATCTGTCAAAGAATGCACGTGAAGCCTATGCTGTATTAGAAACACAACCGGGTGCAGAATTTGGTGCAGGAACTTGGTGGCAAGCACTCAACTCCGTTACGTACCTGACTGATCATAAGATGGGGCGTAACCCTGACTCACGTATGCAGTCATCATGGTTTGGTGTTAATCAAGCTCGTAAACTGAAAGCTGTAAACAAGGCTGTTGAGTATGCAACAGTCTCCTGAGGACAGTGATGGTGGTGGCGTTTATCAGGAACGCTACCACGAATATATATT